TGATTGCATCCTCTACTTAGGAAATGTGAGATTAGGAAAGGAACAACTTTTCCCAATCAGTGCTTTCAATTACAGCAGCAGAATCTGCGTCCTTTTTGCCACTAACGCTTGAAGCAAAATCAAGGACGTAACGTTCTGCCATATTTGTGATCTCCTGAGCGGAGGCAGTGGGAAACTTCGTTCTGAACTGGGTTTCAATCGCCGTTACCATCGGTGCAAATGCAGGACTGGAGAATACAGGATTCTTCTCCCTCATGCTATTAGATACAGCACTCTTCCGAATCTGCTCTTGTACTCTTGCATCCATAGTTTCATTGGCTTTGCCAAGAGCTTGCTCAACCAACTTAGCTGCACCAATCATAGAAACTTGGGTAGCTTGTTGACCAAGAGAATTCATAGCCTGAGCAAATGCTTGCATTGCTGCTTCCCCTCCTTGGGAGATAGCAGTAAGTTGCTCAGGAGTAATTGCTTTAGTATAATCAATCCCTTTGGCTGCTTCTGCAATCTTAGCCGGATCAATGGTGAACATTGCACTAGGATTAAAGTCCGGAAGTTTAGGTGCATCTGCTGCTGGAGCATCCCAGAGTGTATCAAAGTTTGGAGTAATTGGTGCGTTCGGATTTGCTACTGGCTCATTGCCACCAGGACTTTTATCAGTAGGAGCAGGAACTGGTGGATTACCATTAGTAGCTGGCGCAGCTTGTGGAACAGGATTCTGAACTTGAGCAGGAGTAGCAGGAGCGGAGCGGAAGAAATCCATAATAGACATGATTAATTACCCTTGTTGATTATTTCCGGTTTGAAGATTAGTGAGTCGAATGGACTCGTCTAGTGCAGCATGATGTTGATCAATAATAAACTTATATGCAGCAATCTGTCCTTGTGTGTAAGCCCGTTTATTCCTGCCTTCTGCAGAACCATCATCTAGATCTAGTGGAATACTAAGCAGATCAGATACAGCTCCAGCAAGAAGGTTTTTCATTCCAGCAAGTTGCAACTCACTAAGAATCAAAGATGGAAGAATCTCATCTTCTTCTAGTACATATCCTACAAAAGGTGATCCAGTATCAACTCGCATAACTTTGACTCCCAGTTCCTTGCACTACGCCAGCGGCCGCAGCACCTTGTTGACCTTGTGCTTGTTGTCTAGCTTCCCCAATCTTAGCACCCATAGATTCTAGAATAGACGGCTGATTGGGAGTATACTCAGCAGTTAGTGCAGACTTCCCAGGAACATATCCATACTGATCTGGAGTAGGTTGTGGAGGTAGATTCTTTTGGATTTGTTCTATAATCTGCTGAGCTACTGCAGGGTCCTGAACTTTCTGAAGTGCTTGGGCAATCTGTGCACCAGCAGTTTGAATAGCTTGTTGCCAGCTAGCAAGTGCCTGCTCATATGCAATTTGTTCAGGAGATTTCTCAAATGCTTTTAGCTTAGCTCCTCTAGTACTCATCAGATAGGAGAACATCTGAGTAGTATTGTAGCCAGCAGAAAGCTGTGGATTAGATGCAAGAGTTTGGAAACCAAGTGCAAGTGCATCTCCATCGATAAGCTTTTCAGAAGGCAGGAGACCATCAGAGACTTTAAAAGCAAGAACAGCTTTCCTTAGGGCCACTGGATCAATTCTAACTTGCTTAGCTGCATCCTGATTGAACAGGCTAACTCCACCTTGATACTGGAGAATATTAGTTTTAAGAACTTCTTTCAGGGGAGTGAAGAAGGTACCTTCAGTACTGAGTGCTACAGTCTGATCTCGACCATTAGCATTATTCATTACATCTGCATATTCAAACCTAGTCTTATTCCCTTTGACAAACTGTCCTTGTCTAGCAGGATTAAGACCGCTTACATTGTTTGCAAGTTGCAGGAATCCTTGAACTTCTGCAGTAGTAACTTGGAACTGATCATCCCGGAAGGGGAATGGATATACTGCTTTAGAAAGATCATCCTGGTATGCAGAAGGTCTTACAGGAATCTTAGCAGTTGGTGAATCATTGTTAATAGCTGCAGCAGAGATACGAGAAGGATCATAGAGAACACGATCAGAAATAGCTCTTCTACGTGCTGCAATATTACTGTTCGTGAGAGCTGAAACAATCTCTTGGAACGGCATAATATTTTGTGCAAAAGATTTGTCTTGGTAATCAAGACCTGCTTTAACAGGTTGGTAGATAAACATTGGAAGAAGATTATGAACATTAGTCATCCTCTCTGCAAAGATAACTACTTGATTGTTAACAATAATAAACTTCCAAACTTGAGGAGTGTTCTGGGCCGGGATACCGACCATACCAAAATCAGAAGGAAGAATCCTTGCATAGATAGTGGTTACTTGGTACATATTCCCATAATTAATGCCATTAGTCTGGCCAGCAATACCGGCCCAGGCCATCCAGTCAGTGGTACTAATTACTCTCAAATCTACTGTAGCTTCAGGATTAAGGAATGGCATATAGTATCCAGTACTATCACTATTCCCATAGGCAATTGGAGCAGTGAAACCAGATTCAAATGCTTCTTTAACATTGATTTGGGACGGCAAAGATTGTACAAACTGCTTCATTCTAATACGTGACATAATCTCATTGTACCCAAAGAACTCGCCCCACTTAGCCACTTCTTCAGGTTTGCAACGAGTGTCCCAGAATGCATTATATGGATCAATTCTACGCAGTTTATTACCGGCATATGCTACCTGAGTCTGCTTGGCTCCATTGGCCGTGGCAGTATCTACTTCAAGTGCATAGGTAATTTCTCTGTCCCAAGTTGCTTCACAGATACCGAGATTATATTTAAACCCGTCCCGCATAACCTGTAGCAACTCTGGAATCCAGCCATAGTGAATCTGGTGCTCTCCCATAATTGAATCCATCATGAGAGCTTCATCTTCAAATCCAGGACAAGCGACTACACCAAAGATTGGATAGCCAGTAAGAAATACAGATTGTTGATAAGTTACTGCCTGCTCAACTTGGGGCATCACAACTGGAACAATTACGTTCTGGAACTTGGTAGGATCACCAGCATATCTATTTGCGTTTCGTGCTTTGTACTGTTCTGCAGTTCTATCTACTTCTCTGATGTACGCACGATCAATTGTTTCCAGCTGACTTCTAATTGCCCACTGTTGGTTAAGGAGCATATTGCTTTGTCTACCAAAAGCAAGAATTGCTTCCTGTGTTTTCTTGGTTGGAAGATATGCTGGTAAGGCCATCTGTGAGATTCTCCTAATGAATCAAAACGGGGAATTATCAAGTTCAGTGTATTCTTGCTTACTCATTTGTTCAAATTCCTGCTGTCCTTGGATGGTACTGAACTTCAGGAGATCTGCATGTTCCTCAATTACTCTGGGAGCATAAGTGAGCAAGTCAAGAATACCATCAATATTTTGAGTCTTTGCTGGGTTAAATCCTGTAATTTGTGCATGTACTTTAGACTTAACTGAGGGGTGCACGAACATTTCACCCTTAGCATATGACTTAAACATAGTCATGATTCTGGTATTCTTACTGAGTTTCCCTGAGTAAATGGGGACACAGTTCAGACCAGCAATGCCAAGTTTCTCAACTACATGATTAAACCAGAACATTAGAGAGTATTGATATGCGTTACCTTCGATTACTGCTAGTGTGCAGTTATGTCGCATCATCAGTTTTAGCATACATTTAATTGTTTCTAATGGAGACATCTTACCATCTTCAATCTCCATGCAGACCGGCAAAGATTCATGAACTTCAAAGTATCCAACTGATACAGAGTCACTGTTCTCTTTATCGTTAGAAGGGTCAACAACTACGAAGTTCCCGGCATGGAGGTCGCCATCTTGGAATGGATAAGCTGGGAGCCTAGCCAAGTCCAGAAGATTGTTCATACTTGCGTTCTCATCATTAAGAACTTCAGCATGGAAAATCTCAGGGTGACCTGACATAAAGTCATTCTGGTATTCTTTAAGGAGCTGAGCTACTGGCTGAAGTTCTTCCCAAAGAGAAGTACCATCTGCCAGAATTCCACCAGCAATGAACTTAGTCCACTGTGGGTTAGCTTTCAACTTCTTAAGAATTGAGTGTGGAGTTGGATACATGTTAGCAATGAAAAGATTCATACATCCCTTAGGGGACTTAGCTTTCATTGCAGTACCGAGCATCCATTTAAAGAGCTTATCAGATACTTCCTTGCTATCTGCATCTTCCCTAGATTGTACGTCATCAAATACCATGACATCTGGGCGGGCGTTCTTAATGTTCAAACCACGGACAGAGCCGCCGGCGCCAAGAGCTGCAACTATGATATTCCTGCCACGGAATCCAAACTTCTTAACTCCGTTAGTATTCTTTTCAATCCCTGTACGCCAATCTCCGAAGACAGCTTTGATATTCCTTTCATCCAGCATATCAAAGACGTCGGCAATAATGTTCTCTGCCATTGTGGATGTGGCAGCTAGTACAAGAATAAATTGGCGAGTGGTGAAGAGGATGCAGTACAAAATAAAAAGCTTAACAATTGTACTTTTCCCAAAGCCACGAGGAAGACCAAGTGCTAAGTTACTGAAATCCCTTTCTTTAGCTGCTACTTCTAGGAGCCAAGTCCACAGAGCTACAAAGATTGGAGGCCAGCAATATGTGAAAACTTCCGGCATGGCAAGAGCAGCTAGAAAGTTAGGATCCTTCATAGCTGCATTATATACTTGCTCTAGCTGGAAGTTTCCGTCATAGAGTTCTCCGTCCACAGTTTTAGAAGCTGGGATAGGATCAAAGATATCATCAAGTTCTGAACTCTGTTCCATGATACCTAACCTCAGCTCCGTTTCTTACAAGTCTTGGACAGTAGTTTCTCTAACATTTGTTTTTTGAGATCCTCTGCCTTCTGGAGATCTTGCAGGTAGAAGCGCTGCACTAAGTTGTTGGAGGAGTTCTTGGGATGGGACATTGTTGGATTCCTCTTTACTTCCGTCCCTTCCAATAAGAAGTTCCTGTCCAGAATTTCCTTTTCCGAGGATTTCTTCTGAGAGTCTGTCAAGACTACTGGAAGCGGCAGTGATGAGGGATTGAGATCTTCCGACATCATCTCTTACCTCTACAATTTGATTATTGCTGTTTGAAATATACTGATTGACAATAACACTGGGGAGAGAAAGATTGACAATTTGTGCAGACTTGCCACTATTTGGATCTTGGATCTGAGCACCTCTGCGCTTAGTACTGTTAATTGCACTGAGGGCCATAACTACATCACGTGGCTTAGTCATGAGAGGAAGAACTTTTTGCAACTTTGCCTGCAGTTGTTCTTCCAGATCTAAATAAGTATCATCGATCTTGGTGTTCCGGGAAAGATTCTGGAACTTTAGATCCTGTACTGCGTTAGCGAAACTATCTTGAGAGAACCACTGAGAGACTGCACTTTCTGTGAGACCTAGTGCTAGAGCTACTTGAGAAGCAGGAATGCCAGAACCTAACATGGCAATGGCACGTTCTTCATTCTGAGTAAATTGTGCCATTTGTAGATTCTCCAATCTAAAAAACTTATTAGAGCCTAGGGCCCCTTCCTTCTACCGTGCGCGCGCCTGCGTGCGTGTATGTGCGCGATTGTAAGTGTGAAAGGTGCTAGGGAGCCACATGATCCTTGCCAATGTCAGATTTGAGTTCTCAGTACCTATCTCAATCTAAGGAAATTTCTGAGAACTAAGGGAGAACTGCGAAAACTTTAGGAAAATTTTTTGTGTTCTTTAGGATATAGGGTCCAGCCATTTCTAAAAAAGGTCCCCACCCACCCATGGCTAGTTATAATTATTAGCGAATGATTCTTATTTGCAGATGGGAAGGAGGGATAGATAGGTAGCGCGTTAATAGTTGGTGCACAAGATATTAGTGGGATGGATAGTAGGGGGAGGAATGGTAGGTAGGTAGGCGGGAAAGGTCCGACGAATGGTAGGCGGGAGGGTAGAAACTAGGTGACAGGGGTAGGTAATGGGAGTAGTCTAGTTAACAAGAGGGAAGGAAATGGTCCTTTCTAGATAGATAGGGGAGATAGGTATGAAACTCTCTAAGCGTGAATTGTTGAAAGAGGCTAAGTGTGAACTGTATATGGTTAGCTGGTATAAGAAGCAAGGTTCGGGTTGGGAAGACTTTGCTAAAGCTAGCTTGCAGACTGCTAAAGAATTGATTGCAGAATATAACAAGCGTGCGTTTGTTGAAAAACTGGCACGTCGTGTTAACGCTTTCCCGAAACGTATTAGCTTTGGAGTCTAGGAGATGAAAGTTCAAAGTGTAGATTCGGTTCCTAAGTTCCTCCCTAAGATTCATGTTGTTGAACTGAGCATGATTGAAGCGTATGAGATTTGTCTCTCTGTGCGGGACTTTGCAGCGGCTCAGAAGATTCTTGAATGGATGCTGGCGCATATTGCTGAGTGATTCAGGTCTAGAAGTTTAGATTGTATTATTAGACTTCTAGCACGGACTCACTAGCTGGATTCCCCAGCCCTTTTCCTAGTCCGATTGGAGAATAGAATGAAACAGATTTCCGTAGTTCAGAACTTTAAGACTGTCTCTGAGTCGCTGGCAAAGAAAGTTCCGGCACTTGCGGACAGAGTGAAACAGAAACGCCCGGAATTGCGCTTCTCTTTCAGTGGCTTTGAAAGTGCAGAAGATATTGCAGCAGTTCCTGTAGAGCAAGTCTGCTATTTCCTGAATATGGGAATTGAATTGTTCGCCCGATCTTTGGTGCAAGAACACGCTGTGAATTGGGATTTTGTCCCGGCTGCTGAGGATTTGAATCTTGCAAATGCTTTCCAAGCTGCAACTGCCAGTATCTCCCGTGCTCGCACTCTCACTAAGG